TTCTTTTTCTTTCTCGTCGGAAGCTTAGTTCCCTTTGGTGTTTCTTTAGACCAACGAGCTGCAATCTTTGGGTGGACTGCGTACATAAACTTACGCTGTTGTTTTGATTTGAATGGCATTACTTCTTGCACTTTCTTCCCTTTGGGCAGCTTGCTTTGGAACCACCGGGACCAGCCCAGAGATCCTTACAAGCCCAATACTGAGCAGTAAGCTTGTTCTTAGCAGAGCCACACTTATGTCTGGCACGGAAAGACTTACGAGCAGCAGCACTATAGTTATGACCATAGCCTGTAGCTCCGTAATGAATAATCTTTTCCTGTCCATTTGCACAAGCTTTTACTACTTTTTTCTTGTTGGGATTAGGAGACTTGCGTGGTTGATTGCAAGGCATGCTAGCTTTATTTACTTTCTTAGCCATCATTAACCTCCTGTAAATGCTGACATATCAGCACCTGAGTTTTGTAGGACATTCATAATACCCTGTCCACCATTCTGAGCGAGGTCTTGCTGACCAGCAGTTACTGCTAGGTTGCCTAGCGCACCAGCTACAGCCTGACCACCAGCTTGCATTGCTTGCTGCTGCATCATCATCTGCTGCTGTTGCATCTGCTCTCTCTGAATATCTTCAGCTGAGCGCACCCAATTACGAGCATCAAAGCCAAGAGAAGTAATAAGTGCTCTAGCATATTCATCCCACTTGAAAGACATTGCTGCCTGTTCTGGTAGGTTTCGTACCATTTCACCCATCTGCATAAGCTTCTGGAGATCTGTATCACGGCTAAGAGCCTGTAGACCAGTAATTACTTCTGTGGTAAGTGAGCCTTCAGCATCAAAGAACTGCTCATACATTCGCTGATCTAGTTCTTCGGCTTCAATCATTAAGAAAACTGAACGCTTTACAATTGGTTCCATTAAATCTCTGGCAATAGCAGAAAATGCCCCACCTAGTACTGTCTCAAGTTCAGAGCCAATCATTCTAACGGCAGTCGCAGTAACGCGGTCGCCACTAGGAAGAGAAGCACTAGACATTAAGAAGGCTTGGCCAATCTCACTGCGCATAGTTTGAACGGCAGTTTGAGCAGCACCAATCTGTGGATTCATTGTCTGTGATGGAGACAGGACGAATACATCCTGTTGTCTTACAGGAACCCATGAACCATTGGTAGAATCGGCAATGTCATCTACTTCGGTAATGCCGGATGGATCAATACACATCCAGAAAGCGGAAGCAGCAGCCATGCCATCAAGCATTGCCCGTGTATAACCGTCAAGACTTGAGAGATCGCCTAGGATATCTTCGCAGTGCGACCTTCCGTAGTTTTCTCCGGGTATGCCATACCACCGTAGGACCGTCACAGGACAAACTTCGTAGACACCTTCCGCTAGTACTGAACCATCGGAGTCTTCTTTTTTGTACTTCCATACATTATCCTCTTTTAGATACTGACAGTAGGTAGTCTTATATCCTTTTTTTGAAGATTCAGGAAGCGAGTAGTGAGGACTAATTGCTTCTGGATCTACTAAATCATATTCAATATGAATGATTTCATTTACATCTCCAGCTACAGTACGCTGAACCACATACTGATCCAAGCGAGTAACACGGAATTTAAAATCATCCATCTCATGTACCAAGCAATCTCCAACAACAATTAAGTTTTGAATAGCTTGATAGATTGTTTCTCGTAAATTAGTACCAATAAGCTTGCGATAAACTTGATAGCTCATTGTTTCTAAATACTGACCAATTTCTGCAGTAGGTTCTACACCAGACCGCAGACCAAACTTGAAGAATGGAGTATCATTTAAAGGCATCATTGCCGAAAGCATTCGGCTTGCTAAAGAAGTTACTCCTCTAGCACCAACAGATGATGTTGGTTGTGGTAATTCCATTTCTTCAGTCCACCCTTCAGGGGGAAGAAGACTAGGAATTGTAAGAGCTGAACATAGTCTTGCTCTATATAACTTGGATGTTCGCATAGCATCCAGCATTCGGAAGCGATCAACTAGATTACCTGTCATTGATAGCTCCTTACTGGTTGTTCATACCATTATATAATGAAGAATAGAAATCTAATGCGCGAACATTAGTACCTTGAATACCCTGCATCTGAGTTTCTTCAGCTTGAGCCTGTGCTTCTAATATAGCTTCTTGCTCAGCTTGTGATGCTTCTTGAATGGCTTGTTCTTCTTGAGCCTTAAGTTGTGATCTTTCGGCTTTTTCTCTAGCGACTCTTCTGGTTTCTGCATCTTCAGCAGCCTTTCGTCGCTCTTCTTCTTGTTGTTTCTGGAATTCTCTTTCTTCTGCCATCAGCTTTTGCTGCTCAGCAAAGGTCATTCCACCACTAATCTTTGGTGATCCACCCATATTACTTTCCTCCTTGCTGTTGTTTGAGGACAGCTTTCAGTTTATTGACAACCTCTATCTGTCCTGCTCTGAACGCAGCTTGCCTAGCAAACTGTAGTTCATTAACATCGGGATTATATTCTAGAGGCTTATAAAGTTCTTCCAGAATCTTTATTAATTCTGGGTCGATTCTCGGAAACTTTTCTAATTTCATTTGTTAGTTCATCTAGCTTAGCATAGATGTCTTTAAGCATAAGCTTTACTTCAGGCATATCAATACCAGAAGAAAGCATTAGTTTTGTTTTGGCTGATTGAATGTTTGTTACCATAGTTTATAGCCTAGCTATTTTTGCTTGTATATCTTTTAATCTATTAGCAGCTTTTGTTTGGTTTTTAGCAATACCAGATATAGTTTTTTCTAGATCTTTTTGATATAACTCAGCATAAGTTTTTTGTAGAGTAGGGGAAGACATGAAACGAGTTGTTTCAATTGCTGTTGTTAGTTTCTTTTTCTCAGCAGATTCTGCTGCTGATAACTTTACTGAATAGATAGGTTTTGTTCTTCTAGTAACTGGATCATAACTATAAGTTACTTGTCTATTTCTTCCGTTAGTCTGTTTCCATCTAGCAAATCCACTAGGAGTATTAGGATCTATTTGATCATATTCAAATGGATTTACACTACCCTTACCAACAACAGGATTTAAAATAGTTGATAAATATTTCTGAAGTACACCTTGTTGTGCTACTTGTTTTTCACCAGCTAAAAACTGCGCGATGTCTTCCTTCTGCTTTTCAACAGCAAGATTGTATTTTTCTACATCACTAATCTGCTGTTCTGTTTTTTGTGCTGCTGTTTTTTCAGGATTAAAAACATAAAAAGCAGTGTCAGTTTTTGCTGCAGTAGTAGGATCACCACCAAAGGTAAACTGAATATCTTTTATGGCAGAAAACTCTTTATTATAAACATCGGTGTATCTAGGAACTTCTTTTGTTACTAGTTTTTGAGCACCTGTTTTTTTAAAGTATCCCTGCTCTCCTATCTCAGTATAATCTAAAAGACCAGCTTTAAGCGTATTTAATATCTTTTCTTGTTCAGCTCTTGCTGAAGTATAGCTTGCTAAATTAGCATTAATTGTATTTAATTGCTGATTAAGTGCTTCTAATGTAGCCATGTCTTATCCTTTGAGATCTATAATCTCACATGCGCCAGCAGTGCATGCCATTGTATGAGAGGATGTTGTTGTATCTGTCTTTTCATAGAAAGATAGATTATTAAAATCGACAGGAACCATCATATATGAATCGTATGTTTCCTTGGTAATTGCTTCAAATGGAGCCTGAGCATACACATGGTCAGACTTTGGCAGGAATGAGATACCAGAGATCTTATCAAAGTTCTCCCATACCCACTGTCCTACTGGCATAAACTCACTATCAGAATAGTTGACGGTAATGCTTGGCTTATGCTGGCAGTAATACTCCTGATAGGCAAGCCACAGATTAAGGTGGTCGATTGCCTGTAGTTCATCTTGAGTAAGAGAACCTGATGGAGCAGACTGAGCAAAGGTGAATACTGCTGTTGAATCTGGATTCATTACACAGTCTTCTACCATAACCTGAGCATCTCTCATTAACTGATAGATAGGGTCTTTCTTGTCGATACGGACTCTACGATAGTAGTGCTGAGCGTATCGTGGGTGAAGACCGCTGGCTGAGTTAGCCAAGCATGAGGTAGTTCCCTCTGGCTTGATGCAAGTGATTGACTTGCTTGGGTTGACACCCAACTGCTTAGCCCAATCAAGGTTAGTCTTGATTGCAATCTCACGGAGATTCTCAAGAACATGCTTGAGCTTTCCATAACCAAGAATGCCAGACATTAGCTTGTTATCAAAGATGCCTGTCATGGATACACCAAGCAGTCTTTCTTCTTCACAATTCTTTGTCCATGAAGAATCTTCACGGGAAAGATAGGGGAAGTGAGTGAACATGCTTTGGATTGTGCCGATGATTGTAGCCATCTCAATCTTCTTAGCTAATGTCTCAGGTGTGTCTGAAGCGCGGACCACAACGGTCGATAAGTTGCAGAACTGATTAGGTCTGAGAATAATCTCAGAACAAGGATTGGTCCCATAGTGTACATCAACATCACGACCAGCCTTGGCTGCAATAGATCTCATCGCATCACGGTTGCAGATACCGCGCTCTCCGCTGTGAGAGTTGTACAGATCAGTCCACTCCTCTAGGAATTGTCCCATTGAAGGGCGACCATTGTACACAGCGGAATTATTGGCTAGGGCGCGGTGTCCTGATGATTCCCACCAAGCACCACTCTTGCATGTTGCCATCTCACGATCCGCGAGATCACTAAGAGAAATCATTGCTGAGCGGCGAACGCCACCAACGATAACTGACTGAGCAATCTTGCAGCAAATGTCGTGACACTCAAGCGGAGTGAGTCTTCGTCCCTGAGCCTTGTAAAAAGTCTGAACAACAAAGCGGAATACTTCCTCAAGCGGGGCAGGACCGCTTGCGCGTCCTCCGAAAGTCTTGAGCTTTTCTCCAGCCTTGCGTACTTTACTGGTGTCCCACTTAAGGTGTACACCTTTGTAGAGATTATCAATTAATTGGTGGAGTGAATCACACCAACCTTCTCGGCTATCTTCTACAAACATAACATTGTCAAACATCTTTTGAATGGTAGGAATAGTTGGCATCTTGTCTGTGCATCTACGCTCAACAGTATAACCAACACCAGTACCACACATAAGAATATACATTAGATTGGAGAATGCTTTTGGTGAATCAATCTCCAGATAAGAGCAATTGTATAGTGCTGTATGATCGCGGTCCAAAGCTGGCCCTGCGGTCATAAGTCCACGCATTGAGGGTAATACCTCAAGATTTAGAATTGCATCACGAATATCAGGTCGTGAAGTTAAGGCAGGAACTTTGGTTGTAAAGTAATTCCACCAACGATCCACTGTTTCATCCCAAGTTTCACGACGGGATTCAGAATCCATCCATCGACTATAACGAGAGATGGCAATAAAGTTTTGAAATGTATCCATATCTGTCCTTCTTAAACGGCTAGTTTTTTATAAACCTGTACTTCCAAAACCACCAGATCCCCGTGTAGTCTCTGGAAGTTTATCGACAGAGATGAATGGGAACTGAGTAACAGGCAAGAAAACAATCTGTGCAATGCGGTCACCCTTGTTGATTTCGACAGTCTCGTATGAGTTGTTTACCAAAGATACCATAATCTCACCTCGGTAATCAGAGTCGATAACACCAACAGAATTCTTGAGGGTAACACCTTTGGATGCCAGACCAGATCGTGGGAATACAAGACCCACGAAACCCTCTGGAATAGCCAAAGATACCCCGGTCGAAATCAGATGACCAGCACCCGGAGCTAGAGTAAGATGTAGCATGGACTTTAGATCAGCCCCTGCAGCACCTTTAGTCTTATACTCAGGTATACAATAGTCAGTATGGAGAACCATAGGGATACCTTCGGGTCTATGGGAATAAGTAGAAGTATTATAATTATTGTTATCAGCATAGACAGCTGAGTTAGTATCATAGCAAGTAACTTTAGTATCCATTAGTATCTCCTAGGGTTTGTTCTTCAGTAGCCCCAACTATTGGGCAGAATAGTTTTATCTGCTTTTTAGCCTTGTCGTACTCACCATCCCGTAGGATGCGGACAGACCTAGCCATAGCCAAGCAGTAATCATAATCATATTTACCGCCATCTGCGGTTTTAGCTTGGTCATAAGCTGCCAACACAGCAACCGACCAGTTTCGTGGGTGGACATACTTAAGCCATTTCTCAGCCTTAGCTGGCCCCCACTTCCAGATACCGGGAATATTATCGGTCGTATCCCCTGTAATCCACTGCTTGTGGAAGTTATAATCAGCTGTATACTGATCCACAATATCTGGTGTATGTTCCTTATCGGGATTCCAATGCCATCCCGGTACAGACCGAAGATCTTTGTCTATGGTCACGGCAATCCCCTTACCAGAGGAAGCCATAAGTCCCATAATATCATCAGCCTCTAACCTTGGCACTGTCAGAATGTCATGCTCATGGATAAGTTCAAGAGCATAGTCCATGCTTTCGGGGGTCTGCTTGCGGACATCCCGGTGAGCCTTGTATGGCTCCCAGAAGTCACGCCTGTAGTTGTCCTTGCGATTGCATGACATGGCAATGTAGACCTTCTTTATTCCCATCGGTGTCCAAGATTTGACATCGTGAGATAGTCGCTCTTCTAAATATTCAACACCCTCTTGGTCTGCCCAGAAAGCAGCACGATAACATAGGATGTCTCCATCCAGAACAGCAACATCAGGTCTTTCCATTATCCTTCTCCTCGTCTATTAGTTTCAAAATATCTTGAATGATTTGTTCTTCGTCTGGTGTTCTATCCTCACGGGATGACTGACAAAGCTCACAAGTACATAAGTTACCTAGCAACCCTTCAGATAGAATATGAAACCATTCTTCAAACTTCTGGGCTGCTTTAGCTTTGTATTGCTTTTCAGTACCACTATTGTAGAGAACATAATCAAAAACTTCTGTGTAATTCTTGTCGTTAAGTTCCATTGAATTAGCTAAAGCTTCGGATTCATGTGTTCTCCACTCAGCTTTTGCTTCTGGTAGTTCACGACTTCCTGCTGCTACAAAGACTGTTAGTGCTCGTAAATCACGGGCAGCAGCAACCTCATTCATGTATCGACAATCATCAACAATGACTACCTTCTCATGCCAAGTATCAGGATCAGATTCAAGAGCTGCTTTTTCTTGCTCATACATTGTGGTAATCTTTTCACGGAAACGCTTAACCCAATAGTCTGGGTCTTTGGATCTCATGTCAGAACCTAGTGTTTGGCAGAAAGCTCTGTACTCTTCTGGATTCTTATCTTTAGAATATCCTTTAGCTTCTGCTTCTTGCTTAAGTGCATTGGCAAACGGAAGGATTACGGGAGTGTAGCCCTCATTATAGGCATACTCACTTAGCCACTTGGCTAGTGTTGTTTTGCCCACGCGGGCCTTTCCACCGATCATTACTATCAGCATGTAAACTCTCCCATAGTTCCTTTGGACTGAAAAGATCAGGGATATCCCAACCTTTAAACTTTAAATAATCGCAGATAAAAGTTACGCAACTGGCTGGTTTCTTCATGCCAAAGAAACGACCGACTGCATAATAAAAAATCATCTTAGCTGCATTGATCTGTCGATACTTCATAAAGAACTGAAAGTCATTAGAAGTTAAATCTAGATCACCTATGTCATATTCATAATACTTCTCTACCTTTAGTTTAGAAAGAGTAGCAACTTTCATAACCTCAGCAGCTTTACCGTCAATAACAATTACAGCTACTGGTGGTTCTGTACTAAACTCAAGATGAGCATGAGTATGCTTTGCGTTAGTAAGTACACGAATAAAGGCATAACGCCACGCTTGTAGTGGCTTGAATTTATAGAAACAAATTTTAGCATTAACTCTCATAAAAAATTGGCATCCCTAAATATGTTGCTAGTGCATGTTCAACTCTAGCTCCCTCTGAATGTTCCCATCCATGCAGCATTACCATAGCGTTGCAGTTTAGGATAGCATTGAGGTCGCGCTTCATGCATGACCGTAAATGTTCTTTAGAATCTTCAGCTGTTGCTGGATCAAATCCTTCATCCTCATCCATACGGGCGGGATTATAAATCTTTTCAATCATTGGGTTCTTTACCCACTTCTTCTCTGCGTTATAGAACGCATCAAAGTTATGGTTCGGGTATCCCCGCATAGGACCAGCAATGTACATAGTAAGTGAACTCATATTACTCCTTAGTGGGTTTCTGCCCAATTATTACCGATGCGATACTCAGCATCAATACGAATGTTAAGATTAAGCTGCTCACCAGCAGCCGTTGCAGCAGCAGTCACAGCCTTGCCAAACTCATCGGCAACAGACTTGGGACAGCTATACTGCAACTCGTCGTGGATATAAGCCAGCTGCTTGGCGTGTAGCTGCGCCGCCGCTTTGCTAGCCTCAACCATCCAGTACTTCGATACGATGGCTCCTGAGCCTTGCAGGAGCGTATTCAGGGCAGCGTGTTCACTGCGGACAGGAACACTCCTGCCATCAGGCAACTTAACCTTACCTGTCTTGATTGTTTCATATCGAACAGCGTCCTGTACTTTTGCAAGTGCAGGGATTTCTTTCTGGAACCGATCACGCAATTTACGGGCAGCATCAACAGAGCAGTCACATACCATAGCAATCTTCTTGTCGCCAGCCCCATAAAGGTAAGCGTAGATGAATGACTTAGCAAGCGCACGACTAGACAAACCAGCAGCATGTTGATTGTGTGTATGAATATCGCCAGTAAGTAGTACCTTAGCATACTCACCATTGTCATACTTAGCCATGAAGTGAGCAAGCATACGCAGTTCAAGACCAGATAGGTCAGCACCAACCAAAGTCTCGCCAACATCTGGAACCCATAATTCTCTTGCACGATGGTCGCCACTTACCTGAGCAATGTTAGGTTGGCTGTGGGTACAACGACCTGTAGCAGCACCTTGTGCATTGATACCACCGTGGATACGATGATCTCTGCTAGCTGTTACACGGGTGTTCCAATCTTCAACCATACCCATAAGCTTAACAGTATTGAAGTACTCAGTTAGCTTCTTTGCTTCGGGATATTCAAGAGTAGCAAGTACTGACTCGTCTACCTTTGGATTTCCCTTGTCTGTCAGGGGTGGCTTCCATCCATACTTTTCAGTTAGGCGGGATGCAATCTGCTGTCGGCTACCGGGATTGAAGGTTTCAATCTTATCTTTTAGTCTCTTGCCCGTCTTTTCGGAATGACGGATGATGATCTTATCAGGAAAGATCTCACGCATTTCATCTTCAATACCAAGCTTCTCAAGCATAAGTTCTTGATACAACTTGTCTCCTGCATTACTGTCATAGTTAAATCCATGCTCTACTTGCTCCATTAGAACTTCAGATACTCGGCTCTCAAAGCGAACCAATTCCTTGTTCTTAGTAATAAATTGTTTTTGGGCTTCATAGATAGCCATGCCTAGTCTGGCATCCTGCAAGCAGTAAGTACCCATCTCATCTGAGTACTGCGCCCATCCACCTGTATAATCCATCTTAGGGAACTTAAGATACTTGCCCCAAGAAGCCAGAGAGTTGTCACCTAGCGGGTGATTGTTGATGTCTGGATGCATCAACTTACTGATAACGAGCGTATCAACAATGCACTTCGGTCGCGCCATCCCGTACAGTCTACGCATTACGGGAAAATCGTAGCCCCAGATATTATGTCCGATGATTACGGGCATCTCACTGAGGTACTTGATCAGATCTTTCATCTGATGTTCTAGCCAAAGAATAGGTTCTTCGTCATTGACCTTGGTAGCGGCGCACAGAATTCGAGTAGCCTCTGTATAAGGCTTACCCTTGCTGTCAAGGATTAGTTCACCAAGTCCGTTACCTTCAATATCAAGGACGCATACCTTCATTTAATTCTCCTCTGGTTCAAAGACAATAGATCCATCCTCTGCCATAGCAAAGCCGATCTCTTTCAAACGACCAGTAGTATGGTCATAGAATAGTGTTGCTGCAATACCAGCCCGACCTGTCAGGCGATTCTTGAGAACACGAACAATTGTAGTATTGGCAATCTTGTGGTCTGTGTTCTGGCGATCACGCTCAAGGGCAATGACTGTGTTAGGTACACTAGCCAAAGCACCGGAGCCACGCAGATCCTGCAAAGTAATTCGATCACCTTCTTCATAAGCCTTCTCTGATTTCTTAAGCTGAGATACAATGTCAATATGAACACCAGTTCGGACAGCCAATGCTCTCAGTTCTTTCATAAGAGTGTCGATGATAATTCGTTCTGAACCACCACCCTCAACATCCTTATCATTCATACCCATTAGACCAGCGGCTGCTGCTGTAATATGATCTAGTACAATAACCTGAACACCAAGAGATACAGCCATGAACTCCATACGAGCAAGAAGATTCTGCATAGCGTTGTTGCCAAGATGATCGTAGATATAGAAGTTAGTTTCACTAAGCTTACGCTTAGCAGTATAATATTCCTCATCAGTTAGATCATCAATCATCTGCATATTGATAGGATTCTTACCCATCTGTACTCTCAGCTCATTCATCATGCGGCAAGCACGGATAGCCCGGACAGGCTTGTTAAGCATCAGACTAATCATGTCATCCATTGTCTCCTGCGGAGATTCCTCAAGCATGATACAACCAACTCTACGACCCTCTGAAAGATGGTGCATCATAAGTT